CTTGGTTCTCCCAGATGCCTGCGCTGGCATTGTACGCCAGCACGTCGCCATCGGCCGGAACGGTGATCGACACATCGGTCAAATCCGACAGTCCGGTCGTCTCGCCCGTGGAGCCGATCAGCTCCTTGTAAATCGGTTGTCCGCTGTCGGGGTCGAGCGCGGCCAGGTCGAACGTCGCCGCGCTGGTGTGCGGGATCAGCACCGCGACCAGACTGTTGTCTGGCGCGATCACAAAATCCATCTCAGCGTATGGCATAGCGGGCTGCCAGTCACCGCGCCACTCGGGCATCGGCATCGTGATCGTCACCGGCCCGAGAACGTCGCCGTTGGACAGCCCGATGGTCAGCGCCGAACCCTCGATGCTCATGGCGATCGGCACGATTGCGGCGGGCGGGTTGTCCTCGATGAAATCGACGCGCGTGCCCAAATCGAAAAAGTTGCTGTCGACCTCGGCAGGCTCGAGGTTGGCGCCCTTGCCCGGCCCCCACGCTCCGGCGGTACGATAGGTTATCGCCATGCGCTATCTCTACTTGGCGACGGACCTTGCGGGCCGTGCAGGCTCGGGTCGGGCGAGTAGGCATCTATTTTGCCGGTCGGGGTCAGTGCCTTCGCCGGATCGGGCGCCGGCTCTCCGGTATCGGGATCGATGACATCGGGCGGCCCGGTGTTGGTGCCCTTCTGCCAATGGCCGGTCCCGTGCAGCAAAATTACCGGCTTGGCCCCGATCAGCGTCTCGGCCTGTGCGGGATCGACAGATTTGCCGGCGTCGTCGACAAAGGCGCGCCGGTTGGCGATGATTCCGGTGTCCAGTGTCTGCCCGGCCCAAACTTGCAGCTCGGCCAATTCCACTGGCAGGATCGCGTCGATGTACTCGGCAGAGGCCGGGATGCCGAGCGGCTGATCGGCGGCCGCCACCAGGCCGGGCGTGTAGGTACAGGTCGGCAGGTTGACGGCGCCGGTGTCCACGACGGACACGATGTTGCCGAGCCGGTCGTTTGCCGTCCCATGAGTGAACGTGTCCCTCGAGATCACATCGATGAAAACCCAATAGGCGTTGGGCGTAAGGATCGCATTCGGGTCTGGGTTGGCTTGCGGCCAATACATACTGAGCGCGCCCTCGACAAGGTTAACATCGTCATAAGATATCCACATCCGGCACGCGCTTTCGACCGTGCCGGCAAACCGATCGACGTCGGTCATGTTGTCGACGATCTGTCCCTGGGTATTGCAGTCTGGTTCAAGATCGAACGACAACAACAAATGGTGCCAATGGTCGGAGGTGACTTCCTGACCGCCCTCGGTGTCAATGAAATTCGGGTATATGCGGTTGGGGTTTACCACCGTTGCGAAAACCTCCGGCGCGCCCCCCATGATGAAAGGCGCCATGCTTTCCCAGATTTGGGTTATCGTGTGGCTGCGCACCGGCAGGACGAACCCGTCCTCGTCGACCGCGGGGTTGTTTGTGCAATGACCGTATAGAACCGGCTGAGTCCAATCGAGCTTGTCTGTCCTGGTTTCGTTGATCTGCTGCGGGAACGAGCCAGCGAGCGTGGCGTAGTTCGGCAACTGTATGCAGATACCGAGCAGATTGCGTTCGGTCCCGATTTGCCGGCAGTCAATACCAATGTAGCTCGGTTCCATGTCGTACTGCTCGCCGGTAAACCGCCATTCGCGACTTTCTGTGCTTTCCGAAATAGGCGCCTCGTCATTGATCCACTCGCAGGTGAATGCCCAGTTCTGTATCGTCCTCGTCCAGGTGCCTGCGTTGACGGTCGTCTCGGATGTGTACAATCGATTTGCCTCGGCCTTGCCGAACGTCATAAGCGGAACGATGCCGATAAACGGCGGCTGAGACCCATAGGGCGGCTGGGGTCCACCGCTTGCCCGCCATGCGACGTAACGATCGCGTGCCTCGTCGAGCGATGATTGCGGCACCCGGAACCACAGAGAGACCACGGCTTTAGAGAAATCTGCGATACCTTCAGGAAGCGTCAAGTAACTCATGTTGTGCCCTGGTTAGCGCGACCGTGGAAGACGCCTCCGCCGGCGGCCCGGCCGCGGCACCGAAGTGAACCGCGAGCCCGCCGGTGTGATACTCTTTCAAAAGGCCGGTGTAGGGGTTCTCGAAATAGCGCAGATCCTCCGGCATCAGATCGTGCCGTCGTTATTACTGAACTCCACTTCGAGCTGGCTTATCCTCGATTTGTTGGTTTTTGGTGACAGGTCGACCGGCCCCATGTCGCTGCCAAAGTCGGAGAGGTCCTCGCCGCCTGTGCTGGTGTTGTTGTTGCTTATAAATTTGGGGTTCACCTCGGTGACGTCGAACAACATGCGCTTTGTGCGGGCTGCGACCACGTAGTTTTCCGGGTTGTTTACATCGTGGATCTCGACGGGCTCGGTCTCGCGCTTCTTTTCTTTGTGTTTCGCCTTTGCCACCTCGAAATCGGTCGAGACCGGGACCGGCGCCGGCAAGGTGCCTGTGGCACCCCAGCACAACAGTCCCGGTGTCAGCGCGCTCTTGTCTTCCTCTACGCTTTTGACGACCCGCTCGGTGCGGTACTTTGTAATCTCTCTTTTAGGCCAGCCGCCGATCACGCCGCCAAGTGACATCTACGCCGCCTCCAGGTCGATTGTCTTGGGCAACGGCACCAGTTCGACCGATGGCGTGAAGATCGTCTCGAACTCAAGATCGGCCATCGGCACGAGCTGCACGCACACCTCGGTCGGCGCATCCTTCATTGCATTGGCGGGGTCGTCGCTGCCGGCCAGCTCCAGGATCTGCGGACCCAATCCGTTGGTCACCGTCAGGGTTTGAACGGCGGTTGTCGCATCCAGCGACAACAGATCGACGCCGTCGTCGTCGACCGTGAAATCGTCTAGCGTCTGATACACGATATCGCCGGTGAGCACCGTGACGCCCGCGCCAGCCGCGATCTGGTAGCCGCCGTACACATAGCCGTCATTGACCCAGGTCGGCGCGCCGGGCGCTGCCAAGACGCCGCCGCCGCGGCCTACGGAACAGCCGATCGTCAACTCGGCATAGAACTCGCCAGTGCCTGCCGCACTCAGCTCATACCCGATGATCTTGCCGGATGCCTCGCCGCCCGGCAGGCGACGGTCGGTGACCCGCGCGTTCATCCGCAGGCTGGCGCCGATACCAATTTCCCACGGCACCCGACAGCGGATTTCCACGGCTCGCGCGCGGCGCCGCAGCAACGCCCGCCCCAAAAGCAGCAGATGCTGCACGCTGTCATTGCCGCGGTCGGTCGGCAGGTACGCCTTGCGGCGCTTATCGCCGATCGGCATCGCGCCGTCGTCATCCGGCTCGGTGACGGTTGCGTCAGCCGAGACGGTGATTTTCTCGATGTTCGCCTCGTCTTCCGGCTCGGCGAGCACATCCTGGATGTCCGCGACCATCGAGAGCTTTATCGTCTCGGTGCGTTTCTTTTCCGCCTCCCAATCGAACAACGTGTGCTGCTCGAACGCATAGACGTCATACGTCACTTCGTAGTCTTGGTGCGATCTAAAGTAATAGGCGCTGACCGAACGGTCCTCGTCGCCCTCTGGGTAGCTCCCGCGGACCCCGCGGTATTTCCGCGTCAGCTCGTATCGGGTGAAGCTGCCCGAGGCATCTCCGATGCTGGTGTCGTTCGAGACGCTCCACCCGCCGCCAAACGTAGTCCCGCCCTTCGGCCACGAGTTCATCAGCCCGTCGCCGGTTAGCGTCGTAATTAGCCCGGTGTAGGAATCGACGTAAGCGTATATCGTCTTCTGGGCCTTGAACTCCTGGGTAATGCGCTTCGTGAGGTCGATTGTGCCGGCGCCCGATTGCGTCCAGGTCAGCGTGCCCTCGATATCGACCTGGCTCAGCGGCGGATTGGTGTAGGACATCTCGAAATTGTCGTAGGTGTGATCCTCTTCGCCGACCAGCATCTCGCCGTCTTCGCCTTCGCACTCGTCCGAGTGCGTCAGCGCCAAAGTGACCCGGTCGATGTGCCATTGCGCGCCGTAGGCATCGAGAACGGCATCGGCGTCCTCCAAATCGCCGAGGAACCAAACGGGGTCCCAGTACGGCAGGGTCTTCAACGTGGTGGCGTAATCGCTTTTAACGCTATCGAAGTCTAGCGGCCGCGCCATGAACAGCAGCCGCACCGTCTCGCCGTCGAGCTGCTCGGGCACGGCAACGTTACGGCCAGTAAACAACGGCACCACCTCGCCGCCGTCATCCCACGACAGCCAGCACCACGAGCGCCGCCCTGACGCAAGCAAACCGCCGGGGTTGCGCACGGTGATCTGAAGCGACGCGAAGTCGCCCTCGTCTTGGCTTATCGTCAGGGCGACGACCTGCTCGTCTTCAACGGCGTGCAGCACCGGGTCGAATGGCTCGGGCGCGGCGATGTATGCCAGATAGAACGGCCCCGGCACCGCCTATGCCTCGGAGAGTTCCAATGTCCAGGCGACCGCCGCGCCGTACTCGTCGGTACTCACGGTGTAGCTGACGACCCGGAACACGATCTGCGGCCTATAAAACGTGTAATCGCCGACAAGCCGGGAGGAATCCGGCACGACGGGACGGGTTGGCGCACCGCTGATTGTAAGGAACCCCAACTCCGAGACGCAGTTAACGGTCAACTCCATGCCCGGCCACACGCCATCGAGGGCGGGCCCCTCGATATCCGTACAACTGATCGTGGACTTGTATTTGCGCATCTGCGGCGGGCTGAAATCGACGAGGTCGCCGTTCACCGTGCGCATCAGGCTCGACGCGGCGTCGATCGGGTCGAGCGTCTGCGTCAGTCCACGCGAGGCCCAGGTCGGAATCCCAGGCCCGGAGATTTCCAATAGCGTGCCGCCGTTCATCACGCCGCCGCCGCCGCCCGCCCGGCACTGACCATGCCGGCCCGCCGCGCCTCGCGCAGCAGCGAGCGCACGATTGCCTTGTCGCCGTGGAGCTGCACTTGGCCGCCGCTGGGGAAGTGCAGATGCACCGGCACACCATCCGATGAGGTTGCGACCAACCCGCCGTCGGCAAACCCGCGCACCGGCCGGTGCAGCGCATCGACCAACCCGCCCACGGCATAGCCGCTGAACAGGTTGCGCGGCAGTAGCCGTGCATTCAGGGCACGAAACAGGTCGGCGCCGTAATAGCGCACCGAGGGCAGGCTGTTGACGAACTCACCCGGCGTCAGCATGGCCGGCACGGTGTCGCCGCTGCCGCTGCCCGGCACCCGGCCGCCCCGCGCCATCGGGAAGGCGCCCCCGGAAATGGCTGCGCCGCCATAATCCGCATTAGAGGAACCGAGCCCGGCCAACGCGGTGCCGACCGCTTTGATCTTGTTCCACAGCCAATCGACCCCGGCGCCGATTGCTGTGATTGCCGTCTTCGCGCCCTCTGCCAACACACCCCACGAATCCGTAAAGGTGAGCATCACGGCATTGATCGCGACGATGCCCAGCACGAGCCAGCCGACCGGCCCCATCGCCGCCAACACCGGTATGAGCGCCGTGCCCACCAGCACCAGCGCCCCCGCCAATGCGTTAAACGCGCCGGTCATCAGCCCCAAGGTCACGACAACCGCGACCTCGCCGCCGCTGACGTTGGTTCCGACCACCGCGTTGATCGCATTCGCAAGCGCGGTAAATCCTGCCGCAACCATTCGCAGGCCGCTGATGACCTGCGGCAATGCCGTGCCCAAATCGCGGAAGAACGTCAACACAGGCGCGAGCTTGGATTGCAGATCGCTGCCCTCGACCTGCGGATTGTTGAATATCTTGATTAGGTCGTCGGCGACCTTCTGCGCTTCGACCCCGACACTCTCGGCCCACGCCTTTATCGCGCCACTGTTTGCCTGCAGCCGCAGGTTCAGGTCGTTGAGCACCTTTGTTACCGCTGTCCCGATCTCGACCCCGACGATATTGCGGAGGCGAATAAAGCTCGCCTGCATGATACCGGTCGCGATTTTATAGTCGTTCGCCTGCTGCTTCATCGCTTCCGTCGTAAAGCCGAGGCCGTCCGTTATTTCCTTCTGTGTTGCATCCCACTGCGTCGCAAGATTGCGCATCACCTCGACAATGTTTCGCCAGTTCTTGCCCAAGGCGTCAGCCGCGAGCGATGCCGCCAACTGGCGGTCTTTCATCGCGTCGAAGCCCGTGACGAGTTGTTTGATGGCGTCCTGCGCGCCCTTCTGGCCCGGCGGGATATTGCGGATGTCGACGCCGAAGGCTTTCCAGGTATCGGCCCAGTCCACCGCCGTCTTTTGACCGCCGCGCAACGTCTTAACCCCGGTCTGCAGCTCGGTGTTAAGCCCCTTTAAGGCGTCCTCGCCGCCGCGCCACACCTGGACTGTCGATGCTGCCTGATCGCCGATTGTCTTGAACTGCTGATTGTTGTCTTGCAGCGCCCGCCTCTGTTCGCCCAGGCTCTTGATGAGGCGGCCAAACGCGGCATCGGTCTCATCGATCCCGGCGCCCGCCTTTACGGCGATTTGACGATAGGTCTCGACAAATTCGCTGCTGACGCCGAGAGCGTCGGCCTGGTCGCCGAGACTGTCGACCGAATCGTTGGCCGAGCTGACGAGCTTGGCGACACCCGCGGCGGCGCCGGCGAGGCTTACCGTGAGGGCGGTGCGCCAAGCCGGAAACGTCTTGTCGGCCATCGTCGTGAGACTGCGCCCGAACCGGTTAAAGGCGGCATGCAGGCCAGCAACGTTGCGGGCTGCTGCAGCCCACGGTGTCGCATCGCTCGCCGTGTCGTGGACGATGCGCAGTTGCCGGGTGAGGCTGGCCGCGGCGGCTCGCGTCTTTTCATAACTCGCCGCCAGCTCGGTCGCGCGGGTGGTGTTACCGCTTTCGGTCGCCTGTCGTAAATCTTTGCCGAACTGGCGCAGATCGGCCTGGGCTTTAGCAAGCTCGGTGCGGAGCTTTGTCGTATTGGCGGTGATGTCGACCGTCAGGTTGTCGGGCATCAGCTCTCACCGAGTTCATGCACGGCCTTGCGGATAGCATCGGCTTTGCCCTGCGCGGCCAGCGCGGCATCGGCAATTGCCTCTGCGCGCTCGCGGGCGTGGCGCGCGGCGCCGAGTTGCAGCCAGGCGTGCATCTGCCGCGGCGTCATCCGAAAGACAGACTCAACCGGGTGCTGCCACTGCACTAGCTGTTCAATGGCTGCAGCGAAGTGTGAACCGGCGTTGCGCCGCCGGCGCCGTTGGGCGCCGCGTCTGCCAAAGGGGCGGGATCTGCCGCCGGGAAGGTCAGGCGCACAACGACCATCGCCATTGTCATGATATCGGCGGCGCCGAACTGACGGACCTTCGCCTCATAGTCCGGTTCACCGGCGTGACCGAGCCCGGCCGCGATTAGCGCCGGCATAGCTTCCGAGGCTTCGATGATCGAGCCAGCGCCGCCCTCGACGACGCGGGCGAACGCGGGATATTTGCGCGCCAGCTCGGTCAGCGTCGATAGCCGAACGCCGGTCAACTCCAGTTCGATCGGGCCGCTCCGGGTCTGCAGGGTGACGGTGTCGACGGCCGGCTGCGGGTCGAGGTCGAGAAAGTTGACGGCCATGTTAGGGCGTCACAACGGTTGCTGCATCGAGCAAATACATTCGCAGATTAGGTGCGGTCCACTCGTCCAGCTGGAGCCGAACCGTCGCGCTCTGCTGCACGATAGGTGAAAAATCGAGCGATCTGATGCCGTTCATATGCTGCAGGTGGTCGAGCCGCTCGATCGTTTGCTCGAACTCGAATTGCTGGCAGTTTCCGAGTTCGGCAAATGTCGAGTCGCCGGCCCCCTGCCACGAGACAATGCCGGTTCCGACGTAGTAGTTCAGGACGTTCGGCGAAACCATAGCGTCATCGGGATGTGTCACGGTGCCGAAATTGCCATCGACCAGCAGCACGCGCCCTTCGAGTTCTATGAGTCCATATTCGTCGCCGATAAGGTTAATCGCCGCGGCAGGCCCGAACTGCACGCTCGTCAGGGTCATTTCGATTTTCGGGCCGATATCGTTCGCCCCGACAAATTTAAGCGTTCCTTCGACATTCGGGTTTGCGCCGATATTGATCGTCGCTGTTGCCATAAGAGGCTCCTAGGCTGGGACGTTGTCGATGTGTGGTGCGGCGGCGATCTTGATCGGGATCACTGCCATTGCGGTTTGTGCCGAGTGCCCTGGATCTTTTTGTAGTTCGCCTTCAATCCGGCAATACTGCACGCCGTGCAGCCCGAGGTTCTGGCGGAAGCCTTCCGGCCCGGCCGACAGCGCCCGCTCGACGGCATCGATAAGGGTATTGAGCATCGCCGCCGGCACGGCGTTCTGATCCGCCCCAACCCGCGTGAAAATCCACGCCTCGCAATTCAGCTCGACCAGCATGGCGCGCGTCGACTCGCGATAGCCGTGGATCTCGTTCAGCTCGACCAGGTACAGCGCCGGCATGTCCTGCTCGGCGTTGGGATCGCGCAGCCGCCGCTCAAGGGTCAGGAAGCCCTGCAGCAGCGGCGCCGCGGTACGGTCGGCGATAGCCGGCAGTGACAGCGTCACCTCAGGCGATACCGTGGCAACAGTCGCCCCGTCCGACACACCCTCGCCCGCCACTGGCATCCCGACCATCAAGCCGGCGGTGCTGCTGACATTGGTCAGCGTGGCCGACCCTGTCGTCGTGTCGGCTGTAAACGGCACCACGACAGGCGGCCCGCTGAGTTTGCTCAACAGGGCGCCGACAATGGTTTCGCGGTTCATCGCGCGGCGGCAGTCTCGACCGCTACGGCAAAGTCCCGCGTTGCTGGCTGCACAACCGGATAGCTACGCGAGCCGGAGCGCAGTTTAAGAAATTGGATGGCTTCCAGCGCGGCGCCGAGCTGCGCCACCACGACAGCCGTCCCCGCTACGACCGGGATAATGATTTCGGTCCCGTCGACGCTAAACAAATCGTTATAGAAAGTGCCGTCGGTCGATATCTGGAAGCTCAGGTTGGCCCCCGTCCACGCCGCCGGCATCGTGATGCGGACCAGCCGGCCGCTCGTGCAATCGAGCCCTGAGGACAAGCTTTGACCGGCCGCGATAGTCGGGCCATTAAGCACCACCAATGCCATAATCTCAGTCCTTCAGAACTTCCTGCAGCACCCGGCGCAGCTCGGCGCGCGCCTTTGGCAGCATCGCCGACGCCGGGCCGCGTAAAAATCGCATCTCGCTGATGCCGCCGACCCGCTGATAGCCGCTCACGCGGTAGCCGCGCCTCATGTAGCCGCTGACCGGAAACCGTTTCCCGGTGCTGCCATACTCCAGCGCCCCGGCCGCCGCCGCGGTGTTGTGCTCGCGGGTCCGCAGCACCCTCACCCGGCCGCGCACGAACATTTTGATCCGGTTGTCGTCGACGTAGGCTTGCGTCAGCGAGCGCAACCGCCCGGTTCGGAACGGCTCGCGCGCCTCGACCTTGTGCAAAAGTTCGTTGGTCAGCTTGCCGATCGTCGAGACGAGCCGCCGCCGCAGCTTGTTTGGCAACTCATCGAGCCGCACCCGCAGCCTTGTGTCGTTCATGTCCATTTTGGCGTCGATCAGCGTGTCGCGCGCCGAGATCATCCGACCAAACCCCGCCGGTACGGGTTCAACAGCGAAGCAATGTCCTGCGGGATCAGCGAGCCGCCCGGCACGCCGCCGACCCAGAACTCTTGCCGCCCCAACCCGGGAGACTCGGTGGCGCGCAGCATCGGGTCGCGCCCGCGCGCTGAGGATTCCATCGTGCAGAGGTCGAGCACTGCCTGCTGCACATCGGCCGGGATTTCCGCGAAGCCAGCGTCGTACACGACAGACAACCCTGTGGCCCCGACCACCCAGGCGCGCGGATCGGTAATGCGCCACAGATGTCCCGCGAGCGGTTCGAGCGCATAGTCGGCCGGAGCCAGACCGGCACCATCGAGCGTCACTTCAAGACTCGCCGGATCGACCGGCGCCTGGCTCAACATCAGCGGCTCGCCGGTCATGCCGGTGACATCGGAGAGGAACGTGTCGAGATAAGTCTGCTCGGCAAATATGCGGTTGCAGTAGCGTTCGGCCGCCAGGCTCGCCCGCGCGATGACCTTGGTCAGCCAGGCGTCATTGGCGACGTCGCCCGGCCGCACCCGGAGCTGCTCGCGCAGATCGTCCAGGCTCACAAGATTGCGCTCGAGCGCGGGCGTTATCACCGCCGTGTAAAGCGGCCTCACTCGGCGGCCTCTGTGTGGTACTGGGCGAACAGCGCGCTGAGATCAAGCGCCGGCCCGAGGCTGCCATCGCTCATCACCGGCACGGCGCGGTAGTCGCGCACCCGCCATTCCGCGATGCTCGCCGCCGGCATTCCGCGCTCCCCGCGCGGGCCAGCTTCGCCCCGCTTGCCGCGCTCCCCTGCCTTGGACCCCAATGCCCAGCCATCGCCCGGCAGCGGCCCCGGCGCATCGCATTTTGCGCGCCATTCGGCACCGTGCAGGCTGACGAGATCGAACCTGCGGTATTCCCGTTCCGGGTCGAAGAGGCCGCACACCTCGCCGACATAGGGCACTTCCCCCGGCTCACCAGGAGGCCCTGCAGTGCCCTGTTCGCCCTGCGGCCCCGTGATAGCCTCGCCCGGTTCCCCGCGCTCTCCACGCTCGCCCTGCGGCCCCGGCGGGCCATCCTTGACCCCCGCCAGCTTCGCCGCGACGGCACGCTCGACGCGCAGCTCGAACTCGGCCTGCCCCGCGCGCAACCGCTCGGCCTCCAAGGCAAAGCGCAGCAGCAGATCGCGCTCGATGCGGGCGGCGATGGCGCCCAACTCACCGCCGAGCGAGACGGCGAGTTCATCAAGCTCCGGCATAACTCTTCCGCATTGCCGCTACTCCGGCGCTCTTCGCCGCCTCGATGTCTTGCGGCTCATTGGTATTGGCGGCCGGCGCATCCGGTCCCGGCGGTGCGGCCGGCGCATCGGGGCGCGGCGAGGATGGCGGCGGTTGCGACCAGGCTTCGAGCGGAATCACCTGCTGCTGCACGCGAGGCGAGTCCCCGTCCTCAACTGCCGGCAGGTCTTCCAGCGCTCGCGCTTCGTTCGGAGAATAGATCCCGCCCTGAACTGCCTGCGCCAGCGCCGCAACCCGGTCTTTCTGGTTCGAGCGCAGCAAGACCGCGGTATCAAATTCCAAATACTCGTTCGGGTATCCCGCTAGCCCGAAAAACCGCCCGATACCGTCCTCGACGTGGTTAAGGCTGAACCCCAGCGCACCACTCACCCAAAACCGCATCTGGTCTTCGCCGCCCGCCTGCATCTGCGCGCCCCACAGCGACAGCAAGGGCAGCGGGATGCGGTACGCGGTGGCAATCCGCCCGTCGGCGATCTGCAGCAGTTCAGCGAGCTGCGCGTCCCGCGAGGTGCTCGACACCTGCTGCCACTTCAGCCCGGACGACAGGATCGGCGTGCCGCCGGCATTGGCGCCGGTTGTCCGATCGAGCCACGCCTGACGAATCTCACTCGTCTGCCAGCTTTCGAGTTGCTGGTCGGTGGTCAAGACACCGGACGGCTTGGCCGAGTTCTGGGCGAAGTCCAACGCCTGCCGCACCATGCTATTACTCGCCGCGATGTCGAGCATCGCGTTGGTTAAGGGCGGCACGCCTTTCAGCGGATCGCCGTCGCGCGCATCGAGCTTGATGTGTAAGACGTCGCGCGCCGGCACGCGTTTTGCCGCTTCCTTCGTCAAGAGCCGCTCGACGACCGGATTACCGGCGATCGAATAGAAGATTTCCCCGTTGCCGGCGACCCAGGCGCCGCAAGAGGGACTGCTCATCAGGTGCAGCGCGTCCACCTCGTAGCGGTTATTTCGTGTTGCGTAGGCGTAGGCGTTGCCGTCGCTGTAAAGCGCGCCGACCAGGTTCAGCACGAAATCACTGCCGCTCTGGTAGGCGTTCGGCTTCAGCATCACCCGCGACAGCGCCGAGTTCGTGACCCGCTCGCGCCCGCCGTCGCCGGTCGAGCGCCAGTGGGTCGGTGGGCACTGGGCGGCGGTCTGCGAATAGCAGGCGATGCACGAATGCACGATGGCGCCGCCGGCGACGCGGACCGGGTCATAACCCAACTGCCAGAAGTTCGCCGGCCACGACGGCGGGATATAACCCCCCGTCGCCAGAGTGACGGGCGCGGCCTTGGCGCGCGGGCGGAAGATCCGCGTTAGCATCCCGCCCCAGGCAGGAGCCACTAGCGCTTGTCGGCGTCCGGCGTCCGCGGCACGTTTCGCTCTGCCGGGCGCTGTTCGGGCTGTGGCCGGTGTGCCGCCGGCGGCGTCGGCGTCCGCGCTTCTCTCCGCTCGACCGGCTCCATCCTACCTTCTCCCGAAGCGAGGTATTCCTGCTGCGCGGCCACGGTCGGCATTTCCGGTGCCGCGCCCTGGCTCTTCTCGTCCGGGTGCAGGAGGCCGAGCTTCGTCAGGTCGATCTCCTCTTGGGTCGGGGTCGGCACCGCGCTCTCCGTCACCCGCAGCGTCAGGTTCGTCAGTGCCGCCCGCCGTTCCTTTTGCTGGTCGTAGTCCGACCTCGCGGCCTGCTGCTGTTCCGTCAGTGTCGTTTGCATCCATGTCCTCCTTTGTGACGAGCCGCCGGGCGAGGCGTCTGCCCGGCGTCCGCCAGCCGTACCTGCGAGCTACCACGTCACCAGGTCACGCCCGTGACCCATGCCACCGAGCCGGTGCGCAAAAGCGCCCAGTTCATCGGCAGGATCATCCGAAGTGCCAGGCTGTCTGTCTGATACAGAGAACGACTTGGGCTTGCCACAACCCCTGATCCCTGCGCTCCTGTTACCAATTGTAATGGGGAAGTATCCTCGAAATGTAACGTCGCTTGATCTGAGACATCGAATCTGGGGCTGTTGCCCTGCACGACCATCAGGTCGTCGGCATTTATCAGGATCACCATTCCGGCCGGCACCGTCGAGGACACGACGACCGGATAGCCGAGCATGCGGTTGCCGTTTATTTCGGCCTGGAATGGGAAATCCCCGCCGTTGTTCTGTGTCAGCGATATCGCGATCTGCTGCACCGGGTTCATGATCCACACCGGATTGCGCAGCGCATTGACCCCGGCCAGCGCGCCGACCAATGCCTTTACGTCGCCCACCAGCGCGGCAAACCCGCCGCCCGCCGTGGGTGTCAGGCCGGCGACGCCCGCCCTGATCCCGGCCGGGCGGATAGAAGTCGCAGCGACGTTGTCGATGAACACCGTATCGACCGCGATGCCGGTATCGTCGACGATGAGCTGGCGCAGGATCATCTCGATTTCCGGCGTCGAGTGCTCGGCGATCTCGCGGGTGTAGGACGTGATGACGGCCATCTTTTTGAGGCCGATCGTCACCGTCGTGAACGCCGCCTGCTTGACGGGTATCGCGCTGCCTTCGAGCACGAATGACCCCGCCACCGTCGGTGTCGACGCCCGCGTCGGCATGCTGATCTGGCCATACCGGCCAAGCGTGATCTGCATGCCGCGCGAGGCGACCGGCTGAAAGACCGACCCGGCCATGATCTGATTGAAAAATTCTCCCTGCCCGGTCACCGCCAACTCGGCCGCCCAACCGGCGGTTGTGGTCGTCGCCGGCGCCGTGGCGGCCCTGACGTACCAGTCGTGGACACCTCGCGTGGCTTCGTAATCACCGTGCGAGCCGTAGTGCTCTTCGAGCACCGCCTCAGCCGGCCGCTTGGTGACAAAGGCCAATGTCTTGGCGAGGAAGTGCCGCAGCACATACTCGCCAGGCTCGGCCGCCTTGCGCTTCGGCTGCGCCCAGGCTTTCGGCGCCGACGCCGGCAATGGCTGTGCCGGCGTGTAGACGGTAATCCTCTCCTTCGGCACGGTGATCGGCGCGTTCTCGCCGAGTGCCTTCTCGGCCTCGGTCCAGGCGAAAATCTTGCCCTTCACCTCGCCGATCTTTGCCGTGAGGTCGGTGACCCGCGCGACGTCCTCGGCGTCCGGCAAGCTGGCCAACTGGTCTTGCAGCGTCACGACTTCCTGCTGCGCGGATTGAATACGCTCGCTGTAAAGCATCTTTCGATTTCCCGATTTACGATCGTCTCCTTTGGCTATCTCGCCGGTTGAAGCGCTGACGCGTCGGTCGAAGCCCTGCTTCGACCTGGTCCGATCTCCATCAAAGGCATGCTCGCCAAAGATCAGGCTGCGCGTCTCGCGCGAGAGGCCGAGCGCCTTGGCTACTGCTAGAGCGTTCGGGTTGGCAGGCACCGACACCAGGCTGCACTCGACCAGCTCGGCCTCGGTGAAACGGATACCGCCGGACTTGCCGAGCGGCTCGAAACTGTCTGAATGAAAACCGACACTGACGGCGCGCAGCACGCCGGCCTCGACTGCCTGATGCAGTTCCTTCAGCCGGTACGACACCGGCTCCATCAGTTCGAGCCGGCCGGTGAGGCGTCCCTTCGTCACCGCGACGTCGTGCCAGGTGCCGATCGGGAACGACGGGTCGTGATTGAACAGCGCAACCGGGTTGCGTTGGAACCGGTCCAACCGCCAACCTTCCGGCTCGATCACATCGCCCATGCGGTCGACGCTGCCGTCGCTCATGACAAACTCGCGCGGGTCGGCAGCCGGAGGCGGCGCCGCGACCTCGCGTTTGCGGATCAGGTTCATGCCGTTGGGTCCAATAAAAAAAGGCGCCCGCAGGCGCCCTGTGGATCGCTACGCAACCATCGTTCTGTGGTCGAACATCGGCGCCGTCGTCGCGGTGGCGCCCTTGGCCGCCATAGAGAGCGCCACCATGCCGTCTATGCGGCCGGACGACTTCGCTTTCTCCAACTTGCGGTTGCCCGCCGGGTCGGTGACGACGGTGGCGTTGGATGCGCACATCGTTAAGACCGGGTGCATGCCGTGGCGCAGCCGCTCCTGCAGTGCCAGCGTCTCGAGCGCATCGAGCGCCCCGGCCATGTCGCGGTAGCCCTGGCCGCACTCCTCGAGCGGAAGCTGGTTTACGCCGTGCGCCTGCAATGCCATGCGCAATTCCTCGATGCGCCAGCGGTCAAACAGGATGGTGCGGAAGCGCACCTGATTGCGCAGCGTTGCCAGGCGCGCCGCCAAATAGCCGTAATCGATGCTGACCCCCGGCACCGCCGTGAGGAATCCCTGCTGCACCCACAAATCGTAGGGCGCCCGGTCGCGCGTTGCTCGTTCGCGCAACGTGTCGGCTGGCGTCCAGAAGTGACACCAGACGTTCCAAAAGCCTTTCGGCTTCTCCGCCAGCAGAACCAGCGCGGTGAGATCCTGCCGGCTCGACAGGTCGAGGCCGCCGTAAACCGGCCCCTGCGCGAATGCCTCCATGTCCGGTTCGGCCCCGTTGGCGACCCACACGCCGTGGCTGAACAGCGCCGCATCGGCCGACACGCGCTGATTGAGATGCAGGTTGCGGAAGCTCGCCTCGAAACTCGGCATCCGCATTGCCTTTTCGGCCAGCCCCTGAATTTCGTCGAAATTCAGAAAATCCCCGAGCGCCGGATTGGCTTGCCGCCACGTCGCGGGGTCGTCCAGTGCCGCATCGTCAGGGGCGCCGAAAAAAATCAGCTTTGTCTTGGTGTCCGCACCCGTCGAGGCGTAGTCGATAAGCTGCGAGAGCAGGTCGCTGGATGTGGGCGCCTGGGTCGAAATCACGATACTGAGCGGGTTCGGGTGCGCCCCCATTGCGGTCTCCAGCGCATCGTACAACTCGCTGCGCGGCCCGCGCACCTGGCCCAATTCGTCGTGGATGACTAAGGCTGGTGATAATCCGTATGCAGTAGAACTTTCCGCCGCCAGCGCCCGATACCTCACTCCCGTGTACGGGCTGAACAACTCCTTCGCGTGCTCGCGGCAGACCACCATGTTGGGGTCCGACAATTCGCGCGACATGCGAACCATCTTGGCCGCCAAATCATACACCAGCGCCGCCTGCTGCCGCGATTGCGCTGCCGAATACACCTGGCTGTTGCGCTGCGACTCAGGACCGATGACATGCGCCAGGACCAGCATCGCGCAGAGCGCCGTCTTGCCCTGCTTCCTCGGCATCGTGACGATCGCCTGCCGGGTCGGCGTGTCGTAGACCTGCCGGATTATGTCGCGCTGCCACTCGCGCAGCCGCACCGGCTTACCGACGTCGGCCCCCTCGGGGACGACCAGATACTTCTCGCAGAAGCGGATTATCCGGTCAGACCGGAGGTCGGCTCCTGGCATCTTCCTCTGTTTGCAGCGGATTCACCTCGCCGGCATCTCCGACGAATCGGCGAATTTCGCGAACAAAGTGCTGGGCAATCTTCCGGTCGCCCAGCAGCACGCAAAGTATGTCGCTATCGGTGACTTGAGCCGCCTTCCGCCCGGACGGGCCTTTCGCCATGCTCACCCAACCACCCTAAAGCGCTCAGCAGCCTGCCCGCCGATCAGCGCATCACCCTGCCCCTCTGGCGCCTTCTCACCCGCCTTAGCCGCCTGTCGCTCAATGCCGGCCGACACCGTCAGCCGTAAGAGCCGCGAGCTGGTCGCATAATTCGGCCGTAATACTTTCACTTCCGCCATGACCCACCGAGCATCGTCCGAACCCGCCGGCAACCGGCGCAAAATGCCCCAGCATTCCTCCAGACGTGCCTGCGTCTCGCAATGATCGGCCAACAACCCCAGCGAAGCGCCGTCGAACCAATCGAGCGGCTTCGATCTCACAATTTCGCGCCATATCGCCTTTGCACGCTGCGACAATTCTTTCGGCGGCTCCCGAACAGTGTTATCCGCCCGGTAAAATGCACCGCCGCGATTAGCTGCTGACCTCATACAAGACCACCCGAAATCGTTAAATCACTCACGCTTGAACTCCAAACGCGGTAGTTACACGCCACCGCCACAATATCACCCTCCCCCCTGGTCGTTGTGCCAAGGGTGTTGCATGTCGCGCGGCATGCCATGTTCGTCGTGCCCAAGCACAAACCGCTCGATGCGGTAGGGTATGCCGGTGCCCCGCTCTCGATGGCTGTGCCCATCGCACCGTGGGCACAGGGTGCGCAGGTTGCTCGGCTCCAGTGCCAGGTGCGGTGCGTCTGCCCTGCGCTGTATGTGGTCGACCCGTGCCTGTGCCGAGGTGAGCGAGACATGGCACACAACGCACCTGTAGCCGTCCCCGGCCAGGATCTGCCTGCGCAGTGCCTTCCACGCTGCCGTGTCGTAGAACGGATGCTGCCGCTTGTGTCTTCTGCCCGTCATGCGCGGATATCAAGTAATTGGCCGAAGCTATCAAGACGCCACTGGCGACGGGGTGCATCTCCGGAGGCCATGAAAACCATGATCCTTGCGGCCATGCTGGTCGCCATTCCGTTGGCGGCGCAGGCTGAGACGACCACCATCGAGCGCGAGAGCACGACTTACTGCAAGCGCGCCTTTCGCAAGAACGTGTGCCACACCGAGAGCGAGACCGTGATCCGCAGGCCCGAACGCAAGGTACAGTTGCCGCCCGAGCCGCCGCGCCCGGTGCTGCCGCCGTCCGCGACGATGACCCCGGCAGGCGTGGTCATCATGCGCGGCATGCCGCTGCGGTAGGATGCCCCGTAAATCGCTTCTCGTGGCCGCCTGATGCGCTGAACGGGTTTTTGGCTGCCACGATAGGGTCCGACAAATAGCGCGCTGTACGCGCCCCAGAAACACAAAACCCGCCGCAGTTGATCCTTGGCGGGGTCCGGTGAAAGCCTTCTTCCACCGCGCAGTGACAATCCGAAGGGATTGCATAAATCATCAAAACAAATTCCACGGTTTGTCAACGGTTTTTTTCGTAGTGGGCGGCCAGGACGCTGAGCGCGCCAAACAGCAAGTGCTTGGCCGTCTCGTGGCGCATCGGGCGGCCCGACCAGCCCTCACGGCGGGCGAACTCGGCGACGGTGAGTTCGAGGCCGAGGATGTACCAGCAGGCGCAGCCGCACGGACTGCCGATGCCGCCTGTTGCGTCGAGCGCGGCATTGACGCGCCGGCGGGCGTGTTCGATAGCGACGCCGCTCGGAAGTCGTCCGGATGGGATGCGCTGGCCGAGGTCGGCGGCGCGCAACGGATCGAGTTGCGCCAGTCTGAACCACTCGGAGAACTGCTCGCCCGCCTGGCGCTGCGCCCGGCTGATCTGGCCGCGGCGCTCCAGCATGCCGAGCAGGCCCTCGGCGATATATGGCCTCCCGATAGCGCCCGAGGCGTCCGCCACGGTTTCGTGGGAGCGCTCGACCCGGCCATGCTGCAGGCGCTCGGGCGGCAAAGATGCATCCAATGCAGCGAGGAAGCGGGATGCGCGGCTCATTGCCATTGCCTACAATTCGAAACGTCTTTTCTTTCGCGCTGCATCATTGCGAGTACAATGCACAAATGCTTTTGACGTACCGCTATCGGGTCAAGGACGCGACAGCCGGAAAGCGGCTGGCTCGCATGGCCTTGGCGGTCAACCAAATCTGGAATTATTGCGGTGGCATCCACAACGACAGCCGCCGCCTGAACCGACACTGGCCGGGCGGGTTCGATCTGATCAAGCTGACCAACGGCAGCAGCAAGGAACTCGGACTGCACAGCGACACTGTACAGGCGGTCTGCAAGCAGTTCGCTTTGAGCCGGGATAAAGCACGTCGGCGTCCGCGCTGGCGCGTTAGCCGTGGTCCGAAGCGATCTCTCGGCTGGGTGCCGTTTCAGTGCGACCGGCCGCTCAAGGTATGCGACGATACCGTTCGTTTTTTTGGACGAGACTATCGCTTGTGGCTGTCGCGCCCGATCCCGCCGGATATCCGTTGCGGTAGTTTTAGCGAGGATGCCTCTGGGCGCTGGTATCTCAACCTCGTGTGCGAGATTGCCGATGACCTGCCGACCGGCACGGGCGAGGTTGGGATTGACCTTGGTCTGAAGGATCTTGCTGCGCTTTCGACCGGCGAGAAGATAAGAAACCCGCGCCACGTTTGTAGGGCGGCGATCCAGTTGGCTCGCGCGCAACGTGCCGGCCGTAAAAAGCTGGCGCGTAAGATTCACCGGAAGGTGGCCGCTCAACGGCGACACTTTCTGCACGAAACCAGCACCCGCATTGTTCGGGCCAATGCCCTGATCTGTGTCGGTGATGTGAACAGCGCGGCACTGGCCCGCACGAAGATGGCGAAATCCGTTTTCGATGCCGGCTGGAGTACCCTTCGCTTGATGCTCCGCTACAAGGCCATGAGGCACGGAGCACGGTTCGTTGACACGGACGAGCGATACAGTTCCCAGGTCTGTTCTGGCTGTCACGCAACCAGCGGCCCGAGAGGGTTGAAAGACCTCGGAGTGAGAAGTTGGGTTTGTTCTGGCTGTGGTGTTCTGCACGATCGCGATACCAATGCCTCTCTAAACATCCTGGCTTCGGGGCGGAACGTCGCCCTCCACCGACCGGGAATCCCCGTCCTAAAGGCCAGGGAAGACGTTACTGCCGGACCACGTTGTGCAGCTCGTTGCGGATCACGTCGGCGATGATCCTCGGCATGTCGGCGATCAGCTCGGCGGTATCGCCGCACGGCAGGCGGCTGATGGCGATGGCGCAGAAATACGCAGTCACCAAAAACGCCTCGGGCGCAGTGTAGCCTTCCAGCGCGTCCTCCACCCGCAGCACCAGCGCGTCCCGGCTGTCGCGGTCGACCGCGTTGAGCACCTGGGCAAGCGTCACGGCGCGGGCCATGGCAGGTGGCCGACGAGAAGTGCCAGCGCCAGGAACAGGATCGCTGCCGAGAGGTGGTGCCACCTGGGATGCTCCGGGATGCCGGTGGTCGAGAGCAAGGCAAACACGACGGCGATCAGGAGGCACAGGGTGGCGATCATGGCGGGTTACTCCGCTGCTTGCCGGACTACGGCGGTAACAGCCGGTAGAATTTCCGAGATGTGCCTAAGGCCCGAAGACTGCCCGCGTGTCGCTCTGGCGCCCCCAGCCCCCGCGTGTCCCCATCCCCCCTTACGGGGGGTGGGGGACACGCGTGGGGGCGCCTTGGGCGGGCGGGGCCGAATGTGGGACATATGTGCGACGCATGTGCGACGGTTCATACGATACACCTTTGATCATATAAGTCTCAGACGTGCCCGGGGATCTGACGGTCTGCCATAACTCTCAGTTGAAATACGGCCGCTACGCAGCAAACGGTGCATTGCCATCTCGAATGCTGGCTTGCCGAGCCCTTCGCGATCAGCGTGCCTGGCGAAGACGTGCGGCGCGTAGTTGCGCGCGGTGAGGTTTGGGCATGTCCATGTGCCGCTGTTGTACGTGCTGGCCAGGATCGCCAGGAACACGCGCTCTGCCTTGGATGCCTGGGCCGCGCGGTCGACCGAGCCGGGCTCGTCGAGGGCAACGAAACCGCCCGGCTGCCAGCGCACCCGAAGCACGTCGCCGGCCCCGGCATAGTTTGCTTTCATCTTGGACAGCGTGCGCTCGTCGGGGTCGGCGTCCTCGTCGATTACACGCGCAAAATAGAACCGGGACCGCACGGCATTGTGCCAGTGGGTCGAGCCGGACAGGCCCGAGCCGCTCGCGATGCCCGATGCGCTGGGATGCCCCAGCAACAGCACCGCGCCGTCCATCTTGATGGCGAGCTGGCGCAGCAGCAGAATGAAGGCGTTGACCTGCCGGCGGCGGATCTCGTCGCCGCCGAACAGGTTCGTTACGGCGTCGAGGACCAGCAGTCGCGCCTTGTAATTCAGCACGATGCGCTCAAGCTCGCGGAAGTACGGCGTCGGCTGGATCGTGCCGGTCTCGTCGACTTCCACCATCTCGGCCTCGTCGCCGAGTACGCTGCGCCAATGCATGTCGGACAGCGTTTCAGGCGAAGCCTGGGTCAGTGCGGCGATGCCGTGCAGCCGGCGGTGCAGCTCGTCGTCGTCGTCCTCCGCATAGAACCCGATCGAGCGGCATTGCACGACCGGCAGGCCGAGCCAGAGCGTCCCGCCCGAGGCCGACGCCTGCAGCTGCATCGCGATCTGCGATTTTCCGGTGCCGCCATCACCTGTGAGTAGCGTGACTTGCCGCGATGGCAACCATTCGGGTACGATCCACGGTCTGGCGGGAGCTGGCCTCGCAGCCACGTCAGCCGCACAAACTAAGGTGAGAGACGCATGTGGGACGGCGCCAAATATGTGCGACGCATGTGCGACGCTATCCGACATCGGTTCCGCGGGATTGTTGGCGGCATCGATGACGCGGGTGGCGGCGGCGATGGCGATCCGGCGGAAGTGAACCTCTTTGATCGCCTTGGCATAGAACGGAGCATTGCTGGGCGGGCCGGCGGCCCGGATCAGCGTCGCGATATATCCGGCGGTGCCGCCCATCGAGGCCAGCAAAGGCTCTTCGCCCAGGCTGTGCTTGAGCATTACCGGGTCGGGGTTGGCTCCGGCGGTAATCAGCGTGGCTGCGGCTTTGAAAATCCTGCTGTTAATCGCGTTCGCGAAGTGCTCCGGCAGCAGCGTATTTTCGATGCTCTGATAGGCGGCGGGATTGATTAAAACCGCGCCCAGGAGCGCTTGTTCGGCCTCGATGTCCACGGGCGGCTCCCGTGCAGGCTCGGGATGGCGGAACGGAATGACGGAATCAGGCACGGCTTGTCCTCCGGTTGTGCCGGAGCGCGGCCTGCGGCAAGACGCACGTCGAGCGTGGCAAGACGACGCTTGCGAAATCAGGCGATACAGGGCAATCTCGGTTTTGTGCTGAACCGCGATTGGGGGCTAGTCTCCCCTTGATATCGCCGAATATGGCAGGCCCCGCTTCCAGCGGGGTTTTGCTATTTCTGGGATCTCTCTCCCAAGGGTTATTCCAGGTCGGAGCCCTGCTCCGACCGCATCGGACAGCGTAAGCGAGGCCGCC